AATCTTAAATACCCATTTAATTTTATGTTTAATTACATCTCTCATATTTACTTTTGCAAATTTTTTATTTTCTTTTATTTCCATTTCTAGCCTCCATTTCTATGTATTTTTGGATAACTTCAATAGCATCTATTAACTTTATATCTTCAGGAAAAACTATAACATTTACCCATTTTTGAAATACTTTACAGTGCATTTTTTCCTCCTATCCAATTTTTTTCATATTTTCTTTATTTAAGATATGAGCACAATTTAAACCTGTATTTTTTAACAATCTTCTTTCAAACTTACATAAATATTTTGCTATTTCTTTAAAATTGAATGGTGCTTTAAAAGTTAAACCTACTCTATTTCTATTGTTTGCATCCACTATTAATATTTCTTTAATATCTGTATTTTTAAATAAATCTTTCATTCTTTTAACTTCAAAATTATGTTTATATCTCAATAATTCTGCTACTGTTTTTAATTCTCTTCTTTTTATTTCTCTTTTTACTAATGTTTGTAATTTTATTTTTTTCATTTTTATTCCACCCTTATTTCATTCCTTTATTTTTGATATTTTTCATTTATCACCTCTCAATTTTTTTATTTCTTCTAAAACCATTGTCCATAGTCCAGTTACTCCATACTTTCCAAAGTTTGTCATTATTTCTAATTTATTTCCTTTAAATATTTCTACTATTTTAAGCTCATAGTTTATTACTACTCTATAATCACCTACCTGTTTATCTAACTCTATTCTTTTTATTAAATTTTCAATATCTTTGTTTTCTTCTGTTTCTTTTTTAAAAGCTATATCTACCTCCCCTTGCTTTATAAATAACTTATTAGCTTCATATTGAAGTGCATCCAATAATCCATCTATGTATCTTTTTTTTATCATTTTTTAGTCTCCTCAGAAATTTCATCAAGAGCTTTTAAAAGATTAGTACCTATTGTTTTAGATATTTCTTGTTCCAACTCTTTAATTTGAGTTTGAGATTCCTTTTTTATTTGTTTTCTTATATATTTTTTATATTTTCTTGATTTTTTCATAAGCCTCCTTATTTTGTGTTATAATCTAAATAAAATTTTTATTGTAAGGTGATAATATGCTAAATAAATTTTCTTATTCATTTTTAAAAACATTTCAAGAATATGAAAATCTTTCTATTGATGATTTAAAAACAATTTCTAAAAATAAGATATCTATTTTTGATATTGGACCTCATGTTTTTCAATTTTATAAAGATGGTTATTTAAAAAAATCTGATATAGATAAAACAGTAATAAATACTGCAATTCCTGTTACTCTTAAATTATGTTTAAGTACACTTGGAATAAATGCAATTATTGAATATGAAGAAGAACAAAAAAAGTTAATTTCAAGTAAAAATTTTTCAAAAATTTCATTACTTATATCTTTTATTTCTCTTATCATTTCAGTAATAGCATTATTTAAGAATTGAAATTAAAATAGCAGTGGCTAAAACTGAAATAGTTATAGTATTTACAAAAATTATTGCTGATAAGCGTTTTAATTCTTTTTTCATATCTGTTACTTCTATTTTTAATTCCATTTCATTTAATTGATTTCTTTTTTTAATTTCTTCAATAAGTTTTTCTTCCATAGTCCTCCTTTTGTCTTAAAAGACAAATATTAATTAAAAAAAATATCTAATATTTTTTCAGAATCTAATTCTAAGATTTTTGATATACCTTTGATTTCTTGTAGAGTTAATGTATCTGGATTTTTAATTTTCCTATATAGTGTAGTAGGAGAAACCTTTAAAATTCTTGCTAACTCTTTTCCAGATAAGCCATTCATTAGTAATTCAACCTTTAATTTTCTAGCCTCCATGAAAAACCTCCTTTCTTTTATGTCTTTTAAGACAAAATAATATTAACACATTTTTTTTACCTTGTCAACACTTAAAGACAAAAAAATAAAAAAAATATTGACTAAAAGACAAAAAATGATATAATAAGTATATATTTGATTAGTTTTTAGAGGTGGTATTGTATGGCAGATTTTGATTTAAAGCAAAGAAGATTAGAATTAAAGATGACTTTAAAAGATGTTGCAAACATAGTGGGAGTTGGAGAAAGCACAGTTAGAAAATGGGAATTAGGTATAATTTCTAATATGAAAAGAGATAAAATAGAACTGCTTGCAAAAGCTCTAAAAGTATCCCCTTTAGATATTATGGGAGTTCAAAAGAAAACTTCTGCTGAATTAGTTTCTAATTTTAGAATAGATACAAGAGAATTAGATAAAATGAAACTTAGTGATGAGGAGATAGCAAAACTTAACTCTGAAATGCAAAAATATTTTAATTTTATACTAAACGAATTTAAAAAAAGTGAGGGTGAAAAATAATGAGTTTCACTATTACACCATACATTAAATATGGTAAATTTAGAATGGATTATCATATGTATTTTGAAATTATAGATAAAATAAAACCTCATATGATGGAAATTGCTGATTATTTTAAAATTGAATATAAGAACCTTAGATATTATCATATTATTAGATATGCCCAAGAGGCTTTAAATGTAAAAATAATTAATTATAGTTTCTTTTCAAAGTTAAATAATATTATAGCTGGAAGTTTATATGTAAAGAATGATGATATAATTATATGCTTAAATTCATCATTGAATAGAGGAAGACGAATCTTTACTATATTGCACGAAATAAAACATTTATTAATTGACATTCCTCTTGGAATATCATCACAATTTGATGACCATCTAAATATAAAATTTGAGGATAAATCAATGATTGAGATTGAAGCTGATACGATTGCTTCATATATGTTTAGTTCAGATACAGCCTTAGAGGAAGCTATATATAAGTTAGATTTTACATATGAAGAATTAATGAATGAATTTGGCTATAGTCATGAAGCTTTAAAAGTTAGATTGCGTAATTTCATAGTTTTTAGTCTTCATGAAACATATCAATCTGCAGAAGAATTAATTACTAATTACATAAATGGAAAGAAATCAAATCTATTATTTGCAATAGATGAAGCTATTGTTAAAGGATATTATGCTTAACAAAAAATTTTAAATAAAGGGAGAGATTTTATGAAAAAGAAAATTTTAATTGGAATTGTGGCTGTTATTGTCGTTGTTGGTGTAATTGGGTCATTAGGTGGAGATAAAAAAGAAGTATCAACTACTTCTAATACTACTACTCAAGAAGTTGCAAAGGTTGAAGAACAAAAAGAAGAAAAGAAACAAGATGATACTCCTATGGAATATATTGCAGCTTTAGGAAAAGCTGAGTTTTATGCTAATGAAGTAAATATGTCTAAAAAAGCCTTATATGAACAATTAACCTCTGAATATGGTGAAAAATTTCCTAAGGAAGCTGCTCAATATGCAATAGATAATGTTGAGGCTAATTGGAAAGAAAACGCATTAAATAAGGCTATATTTTATCAAAAAGAGATGAATATGTCTAGGCAAGCAGTGTATGAACAATTAGTATCAGAGTATGGTGAAAAGTTTACAAAAGAAGAAGCAGATTATGCTTTGGAAAATTTACCTAAATAAAAATATTAATTAACTTTAAAAAAAGCCCCACAAGGTGCTGGGAACACCTAGTAGGGTTTTTAAGAGTGTGATACTCTTTGTAATTCAGATATTAAAATTATATCACACTCATTTTTATTATGCAAATAAAGGAGTGTGATTTTTTATGAGAGCTGCAAATGGAATGGGTACTGTTTCAAAACTTTCAGGAAAAAGAAGAAAACCCTGGTTATTAAGAGATAACAAGAAATTTAATGAAAAAACTGGAAAATATGAAAGATTACCTCTTGGAGTATTTGAAACTAAAAAAGAGGCAGAAACATATAGAATAGCATACTTTACAAATAATCTTGATATGATAAAAGATACAGGTATTAAGATACACAAGAAAAAAGAAAAAGGTATTACATTTGAACAAGTCTATAATTTGTGGTTAAAAAATAAAGATGTGAATGATGGAACTTTAACCAACTATGAAACACAATTTAAAAGAAGTAAAAAGTTACATAAAATGGAAATAAATAAAATAAATGGTATTTTACTTCAAGATATTTTTTATAGTTTAGATCTGACTAACAGCACTTTAAGAGTTTTAAAAAGTTTCTGGAGTATGATATTTGATTTTGCAATATTAAATGATATGTGTAGCAAGAATTATGCTAAGTATTTAAAGACTAAGACTGTTGAAAAAGGTAAAAAGACAAGTGATAGAGAAAGAGTTATTACTTATGAAGAATTACAAACTTTATGGGATAACTTAAATAATCATAAAACTGATAAATATAGAATAATAGATATGGTCTTAATCTTATGCTATACAGGTCTAAGAATTAGCGAACTATTAAGAGTTAAAAGAAAAGATATATTTCTAAAAGATTATTATTTTGAAGTAGAAAAGTCTAAGAGTAAAGCTGGAGTTAGAAAAGTCCCTATTGCTGATAAAATCATAGAACTTTTTAGAGGTAGGTATTTTAGTAAGGATAAGTTTTTATGGCAAAGATATGATGGTTTAGAGTATGATTATGATTCTTTTGATAATCATTTTAGAATATTATTTAGAGATTTAGGCTTATCTTATCATAGTTTACATGATACTAGGCATACATTTGCAACAATTCTATCAGATAATGTTGCCGATAAAGATGCAATTATAAAAATGATAGGACATTCTAGCTATAAAATTACTTCTGATGTTTATGTTCATAAAGAAATAAAAAAATTAAAAGAAGTAGTTGATGAAATAAAATAATTTAATGTTATCTAACATTCGTTATTTTATTTTACTTTGTTACCATTTTGATACCACCTAATTCAACCTAAGTCAATTTATTCTACACTTAATTTTTGAATTAATGGTATATTGAGTAGTTAAAAAATTAAAATCTAATTATAGTTTTATTACTATCCTCTGAAATATTTACTATATATTTTTTCATCTTCTTCACCTTTTATAAACATTTTTAAAGTTTTAACTATTTCTATTGCTTCATTTTCTAAACA